AGACAGGGGTGTTGCTACGAAATCCGCCGCATGGCCGCAGACTTGCGAAAGCGACACAGTAAAGGAGAGTGATGATGAAAAGCTGCCAGCACGGAAGAACTGAAACAAGCTGTCCTGATTGCGCAAGGATTCATCTTGGCATTGGCATTATGCCAGTCACGACACACGATATACCGGACGTTTTGCGCAACAAAGAAAATCTTGTTGCTGAGTTACGAACAGAACTCGCCGCCGCGAACAAGCTGATTGAGGATAGCAGGAGCCAGGAGCCATGCGCATGGATTTTCCACGACCCTTCTGGAAGCCTACGCGCAACAAAAATTGGGCCGCCTATAAATCCAGAGGTAGATGAAAATTTTTATCATCCAGTCTACGCCGCACCAGTCATAGGAGGGAAAGAGTGATGTGTGAATGCGTGAATAAATTTAATGAAAAGTTGGCATCGCATAACGGGCGGATTGCGATGGCACTAACAATGAGCAAGGATTTATCTGAGATGCGCGCAAGACTGCTTGTGCAAACAGAGAAAATTGACAAGTCTAAGCGTAAACCAATCCCCGCTGTGATGGCATCGTACTGTCCATTCTGCGGAGAAAAAGACAACGAGCGACAGTGATGCGATACGCCATCCTGCTCCTGCTGTTCTCAGCCAGCGCACAAGCTGCCGATCCGCTATTAGTCGCAAGGATCGTGGTATGCGAAAGCAGCAGTCCGGATGTATGTGGTGATGATGGAGTGAGTTGTGGAATCGCGCAGTTCCGCAAGGAAACATTCTACGAATTTGCGAAGATGGACAGATTGATTTTCTGGCTATGTGTATTGGTTATTGCTTTCTATGTGATGTGGGTTAGATAATTTTAACGGAGGAAATATGAACACCAAAGTAGCTGTAAGAAATGAATTATTGCCAGCACTGGCAATGAGCGAGAGCGAGTTGATGAATGTCCTGCGAAACTCACTGTATCCTGGCGCGAAAGACGAATCAATCAAGTTGGTTATTGGATATTGCAAAGCAGCTGGACTTGACCCGATCAAAAAGCCGGTACACATCGTTCCGATGGATGTTGCTGTGAAGGATGAAGAAGGGAATATCAAATACGTAAAGCGCGATGTAATTATGCCGGGAATTGGCAGCTACCGAGCTGAAGCATCGCGCACCGGAGAATGCGCCGGCGTATCTGAGCCAGAATTCGGCCCGGTGAAAAAAATCGCTATCCAGCGGAAGCAATACAACAACGCCACTAAGGCAGATAAGACATTCACTATGGTTCCCGATGGTGAAATGGAATTCCCTGAATGGTGCAAAGTCACCGTCAAGCGTCTGGTAGGTAATATTGTGGCTGAATATACCGCAAAAGAGCTATGGCTGGAAAACTACGCTACAGCTGGCAAGGACTCAACGGCGCCGAACGCAATGTGGAAGCGACGCCCTTATGCTCAACTCGCCAAGTGCGCAGAGGCCCAGGCATTGCGCAAAGGCTTCTCGGAATGCGGGAGTCAACCTACCGCCGATGAAATGGAAGGTAAGTCACTCAATGAAGTCGATGGAGTCACGATCGATAATGCCACCGGCGAAATCACCGGCAAAGCCAAGCCAGCCATCCCGCCGTTGTCTGATGAAGAGTTTGAAAAGCAGATGCCGCGCTGGAAGGCC